GATTTTATCGAAGCAGAGAGGATATGAAGCAAGACTTGATGCCGCAACTAATAGTAATATTCCGGGAACAACAAGTTATGGACTTAGTGGTGCTGGCACTATAAGAGAACTTGATAGAATTAATTCTGGAAATGCTTGATAAATAATTAAACCTGAAGTGTTTTGCGAATTATGCCTTTACCAAAGATTAATACCCCAACTTATGAGTTGGCGATTCCTTCTACTGGAAAAAAAGTTAAATATCGTCCTTTTCTTGTAAGAGAAGAAAAAATTCTTGTAATGGCATTAGAGTCTGAGGATATGACTCAGATCACGAATGCTGTTGTTGATATCATTTCAAATTGCATCCAAACTAAAGGAATCAAGGTAAGTGATTTTTCAACTTTCGATATTGAATATATTTTCTTAAATATTAGATCCAAATCTGTTGGAGAAACAATTGAAGTAAATATTACTTGCCCAGATGATGGTGAGACACAGGTAAAAGTTGAAATCAATGTTGATGATATTCAAATTCAAAAAGATCCAAAACACACAAACATAATTGATCTTGATGGAGATCTAAAGATGCGTCTTAAGTATCCAGCTCTAGAACAATTTATTGAAAGTAATTTTGAATATAATGATGAAAATATCAATGTTGATAAATCTTTGGATATGATTATTTCATGCATTGATGTTATTTACAATGAAGAAGAAACTTGGGCAGCATCAGATTCTTCCAAGAAAGAACTGAAAGATTTTGTGGAACAAATGAATACAAAACAGTTTAAAGATATTGAAAACTTTTTTGTAACCATGCCTAAGCTTTCGCATAGCATTAAAATTACAAATCCAAAAACAAAGGTTGAAAGTGATATTGTTCTTGAGGGATTGGCAAGTTTTTTCAGTTAAGTATGGCTCATACAAGTTTGGAGTCATACTATGAAACTAATTTTGCCCTAATGCAGCATCATAAATACTCTTTAACGGAATTGGAAAATATGATACCCTGGGAAAGGGAAGTTTATATTGGATTACTTATGAATTATCTTGAGGAGCAGCGTCTAAAACAGCAGCAAGAGAATGGCATTTAGTAGTCAGGCATTTACGGCACCATCAATATCAGGAAGACCAAAGTTGGGGAAGAAGAATGTTTCTTCCTCAGTAATAAGTGGTGCCAATAGACCTAAGCTAACTAAAACTAACGTTTCCTCTTCAGTATTTTCTCCAGCAAATCAACCTCCCGTACTTGTCAATCAGGCAATTAAAGGAAGTTATGAAGGTATTTTTAGGGGAAGCAATGTAGATCCAAAATATTTACCAAAAAAACCAGAAGGAATTGAAAAGACTTTAATAGAAACCAATAGTATTCTTGTAGAAATACAAAATCAATTAGCACTAGATTTTGCTTCTAGAATTGCTGAAAGAGATAGAGAACTAAAGGCATTTAGAAAAGCATCCGAAGACGAGAAAAGAACAAGAAAAGAAACATCTTTAGAGGGATTAAAAACTTTTGGTGAAAAAGCAGGTGGTATTATATCTTCTGTTACTAAACCATTCAAAAGTATTTTCAGTAAAATATTTGAATTTTTTAGCATTCTTGCTACAGGATTTATTGGTAATGCTGCATTGAAATGGTTATCTGATGAAAAAAATAGACAAAACCTTCTAAACGTATTTAATTTCCTAACAGATAATTGGAAATTATTTGCAGGTTTATTGATTGGAGGTATAGCATTAAAAGCTCTCTATAAAATCATCCGTTTGGCAAATGGAGTCAGAAGAATACTCCAGTTCTTAAGAATTTTACCGAAGGGGAGAGGTGGAGGCACCGGTGGAACTTCGGCGGGAGAATCTGTTAGAAGGGGTGGTTTAATTAGAAATTCTTCGGGGCAGAGGAGAGGATTTACGACATCGAGATTGATGCGTAATGGTATAGAACAAACAAGATCTGCTGCTGTTCCTGGGTCTGGTGGATTAAAGTTCACTGGAGTTAGTCAGTTTACAAGAACTAAAAATCCTGCGGCACTAGCAGCACAAAGAGCACAAGTTTTAGTAGCAAAGGCAGGCAGTGATGTATTAAAGAAAATAGGAATGGGACCTGGTGCGAAAGGAATTTTGGGATTCTTAAGACCAATATTTAAAAGAATTCCAATATTTGGTGCATTAATTGACTTTGCAGTTTCTTTAGCATTAGGTGAACCAATCGGAAGAGCGGCAGCAAAGGCAGTTGGTTCTGCACTCGGTGGTGCATTGGGTTCATTAATTCCTATTCCTGGAGTAGGAACTCTTGCAGGTAGTATTCTTGGTGATTATGTTGGTGGAACTATTTACGATGCAATGACTGGTGGAAAAGATAAAGATAAAGATAAAGGTGATGATAAACCAAAATTTGAAGGTGGTGGTAAGATAAAAGGAAAATCTCACGCTGCTGGTGGTACAGATATAAATGCCGAAGATGGGGAATTTATTGTCAGAAAGGCACAGGTACCTAGATATGAACCCATCCTCTCTGATATAAACTATAATGGCGGTGCAATGTGGGAAGAATTTGTCAAAGGTGTTAAGTTGCAAACATCTTTGGCAAAAGTTTCTTTTGAAACATCGGAAAAAATGGGCGAACATTTTGATGATTTCAAAGAGTTTCTAGATGCTGAAAAATTAAAGATGTCTTTGCAAGAACCAAAACCAAAAGGTGGAAGAGGTGGATCTGATGGTCTTAGACCTATACAGTCTAAGTCTGGTGCTCAAGAGTTTATTCATACTGGCGATTCAATGTCTATGGATAATAAAGATGCTAAAAAAACTATTACTCCAATTCTAGTTAAAGTTCCAGATTTAACTAAACCTAAAAATAAAAAAGCAAAACCAAGTATGGTTCAACTGCCACCAGTTGTTATGAATTCTAATGGTCAAATTCCATCACTACCAAGTGCTGAAGAATCCAAAACCATTCCAAAAATTGTTCCATATGATGCATCAAACGAATATTTGAATATTGCATCTCGTGCATACGATATTGTTGGTCTTAAGTTTGGAGGTTAATTAAATGGAACAAATTAATCTACAAACAGAACAACTCAAACTCAATGTTACTAATATCAAGAGTTTTTTAATAGATTCAAATAAAAAATTAAAGAAACAAAAAATTACTAAAGAAACATTAATTAGAGGAAGTGTAGAAAAGAAAAAATTTAGATCTGAAGAAAATAGATTAGAATCCCGATTAAACTTGGGAGGAATAACTAGGATTGGAGCAACAATTGCAGGAAAAACATTAAGTTTATTTGATAAACTTAAAGAATTTTTGGGTATATTACTTGTCGGATTTATCATTAATAGATTGCCAAAAATTATCGCAGGAATTAAAAAGTTTTTTGATGATAATCCCTGGATAGGAAAATCTGTAAAGTTTGTTATTGATATTATTGGAAAAGGTTTCAATGGTATAGTTTCTCTTGTTAATTTTTTCTCTCCAGAAAAAAGAGATCAAGTAAAAAAAGATATTGAAGATCTAGATAAAGGATTTAAAAAATTAAATTCAGAATTGGATTCTGATATTTCTAGTTTGTCTTCCATAAGTGTTTCAGAAGAAAACGACAATCGCACTGATGATTCGAGCACGATATTAGATAGTCCGACTATTAACCCTACAGATACGAAAGGAAGTCCTAGTTTTGCACCACCAGAAAAACCAAGATTGAAAAAATATTCTCAAGGTGGAAAAGTTTCGTCTTCTAGTGCATCCAGATCATCTGTAGCAAGTAAAAAATCTTTTCAAACCACTGGTTATTTTTCTACCTTTAGAAGTAACTATGTTGGTCTTTCTTTAGTCCAAGAACAAAATGAAAAGAATAGAGAAAGTTTTGAAAAAATAGTAGAACAAATGAAGGAAATGGGTTTTTCATCTTTATCCGGAGGAGAGGGAAAACCAATGCATAGAGAACCAGGTTCTAGAGGAGCTCCTGGTTCTCCTGGTCTTTTTACTTCCCCATCTCAAATATTTGAGGGATTGCCAGATAGTGCTATTGTTGGAAGAGTTGGATATACTGGAAATACACAACCAAAGGGACCAGATGGTGCTCACGTTCATATAGAAACTGGCAGTGGTAGGAAAGATTCTAGAGGTCCAGTACCAAGTCACATTTTCGATAAAGTTCTAGTTGGTGGTAGACCATTATCGCAATGGAATATGAATTCGGGATATGGAATGCGTTGGGGAAAACTTCATACTGGACATGATTTTGCAATGTCTGCAGGAAATCCAATTCAATTGCACAAAGATCTAAAACTTATTGAATATGCTCCAGGAGACAATGCTGGATATGGAAATTTAATCATGTTCCAAGATAAAAGTGGAAATACATATATTATAACTCACTTACAATCTGGTCCCGAGAGAGCACCCAAAAAAGATAAACCTACTCCTTCGGGACAAGGTCCCGGAGGAAAAGGTTATGGAAAAGGTGGAGCAATTCAACCATTGAAAACACCGCAAAAAATCAGTGAGGATAATGATGGGGATGAGATTTCATCAGTATTTGTTCAACCAATAATCATTAAACAAAATACACCAGTCTTAGTACCTTTCGGATAAAATAAAATGTCAGTAGCAACTCAAGTTTCAACTAGAACTATAAAGATTGATAATGGTAATAAGACTGTAGATCTTACCGGAGGTGTTGTACACTTCAGATATTTTGAAAGTTTACTATCTCCTTTTGTAAGTGCTGCTTTTGAATATGTTGATACTGGTAATACTGTAAAGGCAGATTCCAAAGATGATGTTCAGGGAAGAATGGGAACATTGAGGAGTGCTTTACCATTGAGAGGAAATGAAAGCGTTTCTTTTAGATTCGATTCTTTTTTAGGTGTTCTAGATTTTACTAAGACATCTTTATCTGTTGATGGTGCAGTTTCTTTGGGGCAAGAGTCTAATAGAGAATCTTCTTCTGTTAGATTGCTGTCTAAAACATATGGAATTAATCAAAATACGAGAGTTGTGGAAAAATACTATGGAAATATTTCAGAATCCGCAGAAAAAATTATTAAGTCTAAGTTAGGAATTGGTTCAAATAAACTTGATATTGATCCAACAAAAATACCTTGGAATTTTACAGGATCGAATCAAAAACCTTTCGATTTGCTACTAGAAATGGCATCAGTTTCAACACCCCCAAAAGGAGATCCTGGTTATTTTTTCTATGAGACTAAAAGTGGTGTTCATTTTAAATCAATTGATAATTTGGTTGCACAAAAACCAAAAGTAACTTATACATATGATGGTATTTTTAAATCAGATCTTAAAGATGGATCAAACAAATATAGTATCTTAGAGCAACCAAATAAAAAAGATCAATCAATATCTTCATCATTAAGAGCGGGAATGTATTCCGCAAAATTTAGATTTATGTATGAAGATTTGCAGGAGTGTAGGGAGAAGGTTTATCGATTAGATGATATAAAATCCAGCACTCTAGGTAAGAAGGTTGAATTTGATCCAAGTTTAAAAACAAGTCCAAGTAGAACTTATACTTTACTTGTTCCTACGGGAATGATGGACACTAAAATTGGAAACCAGGTAAATAATGACCCATCTGATTATCTTGCTAGGTCTATAATGAGATATAATCTTCTTTTTGTTCAGGCAATGAACATTGTTGTTCCTTGCAATCCAAATTTAGAGGCAGGTGATGTGATAAAATGTGAATTTGAAAAAATTACTTCTGGAGATAAGAAGGTAGGGACAGTTGATATGAATGAATCTGGAAACTATTTAATTTTAAATTTATGTCATTATTATTCTACAACTAACTCGTATACTTACTTAACTTTAGTTCGAGATACATATGGTTTAAAGGGAGCAGTTGCGTAATGGGAAAAATTATTTCTTCCGGTTCTGGTACCACATTTCCAAGATGGATCGGTCAAGTAGCAGTTAATCAAACAGAAAATCAAACATCTAAGGATGGTGTTGGTATAAGAGTTAGGGTTAGAATACTATATTCTTCACTACCTGATGCCCTTGGAACTCATTCGCAAGATTCAGCAATTAAGGATAGTGATTTGCCACTTGCAATGATTCAAATGCCAACAACCTCAGGATACGGAAATAGATTAGATACAGGATTGATCGGGGGCGAGACTGTAACTGGTTATTTTGTTGATGGTGACATTAGAGTTCCAGTCATTGATGGTGTTTTAGTTAGAACTGAATCTTTAAATCAATTAACGGCACAAGAGGCAAAAAGATTAGGATCTTCTTTTGGAAAAAGAATAAATCCATTCTCTCAAGATAAAAAATTCTCCTCACCAACTAACAGACTTGGTGGTCCACCTTCCGATGGAATAACTAGACCATCAAAAAGAGAATCTGGTTTAAAGTCATTCTTCACTAGATAAATAAAAAGAAAACAGTGTTTTAATGTCAAATAATTGGATTGGTAAACCTGCAAGTGATATATCCAATAGAATAACCCAGATTGGTGCTCAACTTGAGAGAGCTAGATCTGGAGAAATTACGCTGTCCGAAGACATACAAGATTCTTTATCGGAAGAATTAGTAGAATTAGCAGAAGCTGCTAGAAAGGCTACTGATTGCACCAGCAGAAATGCAGATGTTGGTTGGATGAGAGAAAATATTGAAACATGCAAAACTTATTTAAATAGCGAATCTTATGCATATTGGAAATCTGCTGTAGAAACTGATTTTTCGGGTCCAAATCCATGTGGAACCACAACTATCGCAACTATTAGTAAATCATTACAAAAATTATTTAAATTTTTAAAATCCGTAAAAAAATATTATAATAACTTTGTTCAACCTGCACTGAATACTATTACAGGATTGCAAGAAACACTTCAGAATGCCACAGAACTTATTGCGGGAGTAATGAAAATTCTAATTCAGAGAGTTAGAAACTTCATTATTCAAAAAGTTAAAAATTTATTAACCGATGCATTAACACAATTACTACCTCAAATTGGTAAAACCATTCAAAATGCTATTGTAAAGCAAATCATTGATACTATTTTCTGTAAGTTTGGCGAAATTATAGATGGTTTAGTAAATCTAGTATCATCCTTCTTGACAGAATTGATTGGTGGCATGATAAATGCACCATTCTGTGCTGCCAGACAATTTACAAACTCACTTCTCAATAATGTTGCCAATAGATTAGATAGAGCATTAAAACCAATATTTGATCAAATCAATTCCATTGTAAAAGGAGTTGGTTCTATTGCTGGATCTGTTTTCCAAGCAATAGATTTTATCCTCGGATTTGAAAATTTCCTTTGTTCTTCTGGTCCAGAATGCCCAGAAACAAAATCTTTTGCTGCTGCAATATGGGGTGGTCCACAGGAAGAAGCTGCAGATAAATTTAAGAATTTTCTAGATGGATTAAATTTATCATCTGGAGAAACTTCAGATCTTCTTAATCAATTTGATCGTTGGGTTGGAGATTTTCCAATATTTAAAGGTGATGGCGCTGCCATCAGTCCATTTGTTAGTACCCTCGGAGACCAATTAGATTCTCAGTGCAGTAATGGTGTATATAGATGTGGACCACCAAAAGTTGAGATATTTGGTGGCGGTGGAGTAGGAGCAGCTGGAAAGGCAATCGTAAATCAGTTAGGACAAGTTGTTGGTGTTAATTTAACATATCCTGGAACTGGATATGAATCTCCACCTTTTGTTACATTTATGGATAATTGTGGTATTGGAGCAAATGCTTCTGGATATGCCATCTTAGATGAAGATGATAACGATTTGGATAGTATTAATTATGATCTAGTAACTCTGAATGAAATAGGTGAAGAAGATATTAATGGATTTTATGGTGGGAATGATACCAATATTGATAGTGGCACGAGAGGTGATTGTGTATACAGTGGAAAGGTTTACCACGAATTTGACAATTTTTCAAATAAACATCTAGTATCGGAAATATCATCAGAAATTAATGTAGATTTTAAGGGGAAGGATTGTCCCGATCAAGTTGATGTAACTTTTGCAAAAGATCAAAAACACTATGCGATAAAATTTGCAGTCCCATATGAGAGTGATGATTACAAAATTGATTTTACTAAAGTTTCAAATTTATCAGCAAATGTTAAAAAGAATGCAAATGGTGATATTATTCTAGGAGATTCAACGGAAGAAGCAGTATTCAATCTTGTTAGAAATTCAAATAATACAAACTATATTTACTTTGATGCGCCAGGTTTGCCCAGAATTACACTTGGACCAGATTCGGGAGAATACAAAGTTGAGATGTATAAAAATGTCAGTTATACTGTCACATCATCTTCTTTAACAAAAATTGTTAAAGATCAAAAACCAAAAGTAAGAAAAAAGGTTAGATTTAGAGTAACTAGAGATGCTTCCATTAATAATAGAATAACCTTTACTGGTGGTGGAGAATCATTCACAATCAAAGACGTTCCAAAGAGTGGAACCACTGTATATGAATTTGATATGCTAACCAATACTCAATATAAAATTACTACCAGTGCTCATAGTATCAAGAAGTTTAGTAATAGAAAATTTGGAATTGAAGATTGGACTGATAAAGACTATGATGATTTGCTTGTAACTTGTTCCACAGGAAAAATTAATTCTAATTTAACTTGGTCTCTTGAATATACGAAGAAAACTGATACTGGTAAGACCAGAGAAGGTGCTGCGGATGTAGCAGTATTATCAACTTCCAAACTTGTAACTGAGGATATTAGGGGTCTTCAAAGTAATAGAGATTTTAATGATCTTGTGGTTACTACTAAGTCTGGAATCTTTACAGAAGAAGGTGAGGCTAGATTCAGAATTCAATCTGATAATAGTGGAATAGAGAGAACATATCAAGTTGCAGGAATAAGAAACAAAACTAGATATGGATTTGATGTTTGGTTTGGTGTTCAAAGGAGAGATAGACCAGTTGGAACAATATATTCCACATATGTTAGAGAATTTGAATTTAAAACTTATGGTGTAAGAGAAGGTTGTTCTAGAGGTAAAAAAATTAAGAAGATCATTATGGTAAATTCTGGAAATGATTATCTTCCAGGACCAAATGGTAGGGATGAATTTGGAAACATTTTAGATGGTTTAGATGATTCAAATTTAATTGCTACAAATACTGAAGAATATGTTGGATGTTTAACCGAGATTGAAGTTATTTCTACTGGTATTGGATATTCTCCTGATGATGAAATTAGTATAGAACCAGATTTGCCTGGACTTGATGTGAGAGTTCAAATGACAGAAATGGGACAAATTGTTGCGATGATAATCGTTAATGGATATTGTGGATTAACTGAAGTTCCGACAATAACTATAAATAGCAGAAACGGATCTGGTGCAGAATTCCGTCCAATAATCGATTACATCGCAACTAATCGATTTACCGGAGATCTGCAAGGAGAAGTTGTAAAAGTTATTGATTGTGTTTATAAGTAATGTCAAATTACGCTCCACCAACTAGAACTGCCGATACTGCATATGGTATAATGTTTTGGGGACCAGCTGGTCCAGAATCAAAACATGATGGACGCGATTTAACTATTAATACCAAATCAAATCACAGTCAAACATATTTTGAATCTGGAAATTCAGTTTCAGTTACTCCAAAATGTCATACTGAAAGGGTAGGTAAAAACTTATCCAAATCAAAAGATGGTGCTAAACCTGTAGCAAAACAAATTCTTGCAGATAATGGCGATATTGCCTTTATTTGTGAAAACGGTGATCTGCATATAAAAGCAAGAAACATTTATATAGAAACTACAGGGGCAGGAAAAAATGGAAACTTTATGGTCTCTTCTAATGGATACATTAGTATGGTATCCGGAGAACAGACTAGGATAATGGGTTCTAAACTATGTTTAAGAGGCGAATGTGGAGTTGATATTGCAGGAACAAACGTAATGATCAAAGGAACTATATCATATGGAGATTATCCCTCAGTTCTCGGAACAGTCAAAAATCTGTTAGCAGGAGATTGGGGAAAACTTCTTGAAGGTATTGATAAAGCATGTAGCTAAGAGGTATTATGGCAAACGGCGATGATTTAATTTTATCAAGATTTACAGTTGCAGGAACTTATGCTGCTGGTGGTCATCCATTACAAGTTCCTGATCTATTCATTGAACCAGGATCCGCAGATTTTTATCGTGGATATTTTGGTATGACCTCTCTTACAGGTCTTCAGCAAGGCACTCTAAATATTGGAATGAATTTGACTTCTCCCTTTGCCATTTATGGTGCCCCTGGATGTAACCATCTCTTAAATGCATGTGTGTTAAATGTTATTGGTGACACTACCCAGACTGGCAATCTAAGAGTTCTTGGTGGAGAATTTAGAACAGCAGTTGCATCGGCAAACATAAAGGCTGGTGTAGTTGGAATTACAGGTGCAAAAGTACATGTAACTGGTGTAAAAAATTCTATTACTGGTATTGATTTAACGATTGCAGCACCAAACCTAACGATTAATGGATTATCTTGGCTCGGTTATGTTGTACCAAAACTAGAAGTTGCCGGAAAAGGATTTGATATTCCCCACCCAACAAAACCAGACACTCATCGATTGAGATATATTTGTTTGGAAGGACCAGAGGTAGGAACTTACTTACGAGGAAAACTTAAGGATAGTAATTATATTGAACTGCCAGACTATTGGACTGATAAGTTTATTGATCCTGATAGTATCACAGTAAATTTGACTCCTGTGGGTCAATATCAAGAATTATTTGTTGAGAAGATTGAGTGGGGTAAAAGAATTAAAATTAAGAGTAATTCTGGATCTCCAGTCAATTGCCACTACACCGTATTTGCTGAAAGAGTCATGAATGATAAATTACAAGTGGAGTATGAAGGACAATCACCAGCAGATTATCCTGGAGATAACTCACAGTATTCTCTTGCTGGTTGGAATTACGATAGGAGATGATCATGGATAAAGATACACCATTGAGACTTGTCAATAGTATTGGAGAAGAAAATTTAGAAATAAGAAAATTTGGGGAAGATCCCACAGAGGGAATTCAACCAGTCAAAGAAACTGACGAGGTTGAAGTTATTCAAAATTCTCAGGGTAGATGGGAAAAGAGAACTAATAAAGTTAATTATAATTTTAAAACAAATCAAGAATCTAGAACTGATGAGGAGGCATTTTATTCTCAGCAGGTTTCTGATATGGAAGAAATGGGTGCAGTCTCCGATAATGCCCTACTAGATGCAATTACTCAAATAAATGCTAAGAAGCAAGAAATTATTGGAATTATTAATGTTGCAGTTTCCATTGGATGCAGTGGTATATTAACTGCAACTGATGCTAATCCAGGTGGTGTCATTATTGGTATTGGCAGTGATGTGTATTCAGATTATGCTTACACAGAATCATTTTCTGGAATGAATAATTATAACGCTCCTGGACCATTTGGAGAACTTAGTAAATCGGAATTAAATTCCTCATCCGTTGGTAAGGGATATGAAACAAAATATCAAATAAATTCTGAAGATGGAACTTTGTATGGAAAATTCAGAACTATTACTGGTCTAAGCACCACAGGAGCTTCAATAGCAACTTGTGTTGGTTATGCAGCAAGTATCAATGCTCTCGGGGAAGAAATAGGAGAGTTAAGGACACAAATTGATAATGATCTTATAAGTTCAACAAATTCAATTAAAAAGAAAAAAACTGAGAGTGAAATGTTTGTTTGGAGTTACAGAAGTACAGATACATCTCTTAATGAGCAAAAAGATAGTAATCAATCAATAATCAATACTATCAATTCTAACGTTGGATTATATACGACCTAAAACCAGTTCTTAGACTGGCACACTTGACACCCCCTCCTGGATACCCTATAATACTAAGGTAATCAACGGAACACCCCATGGGCACCGCACAAGAATCTGTTCTCGGCATCGTTATCGACGTTTGCACCCGCTCCTTCCTTCTGCTCAGCGATGAAGGCAACGAAAAGATGGTTCAGTGTGAAACTGTTAATGAGTTCATGAATGTACTTGAAGTTGTCACTGCTAATCTCAGCGATGATCAGATTGAATATGCAGACCTTGCAGTTTATGGCGAGTGATGCTATAATATAAATATCCTCAAATCACTAACATGGAAGTATACACAGTGAAGCAGTGGGAAGAAAATTTTGATTCCCTCTTAGAGAGGGTAGAAAGCGGAGAAACTATAGGTATTGTAGATGACGAAGGAAGATCTGCAGTTATGATGCCCTATGATGAAGAACTCATGCGAATATACACGGAGAACAATAACGAAGCATCGTAGTTCATCATCTGGGAGTATAGCTTAATGGTTAGAGCGCCCTGCTTATAACGGGGTAGTCTGGGTTCAACTCCCAGTACTCCTATTGCTCCTTTAGCAATCTGGTGAATGCAGCGAACTCATAATTCGCCTGAGGCGTGTTCGATCCACGCAAGGAGCACCTAAGGGACGGTGGCGGAATCGGTAGACGCACCAGACTTAAAATCTGTTGGGCATTGTGCCCGTGAGAGTTCAAGTCTCTCTCGTCCTATTATCTAAATTACAATCATGTGGAAAGATTACTCTGATTACTTAATCAAAACTCTTGATTTGAATCAAGATAGTATAGATTGCAAATTTGGAAAGGAAAATATTATTCTGAAATCGGCAAAATATAGTGGAAAGTATATTTTAAAGTCGAGAGAGACAAGCATTATAGGTGGAGAAACTGACATCTATAATAATATTGTTTATCCAAACACAGGGCAAAATCTCCCATGCTTAGGTATGGATTTAATGTGCTTTTTTGAGAAAAAAGTAATTATAGTTTTCGATTTTCAACATCCAACCCCAAATTATGATTGGGATAACTCTTTCATGAGATGTCATCTTGGAGAAATGCTTGATAATACTTCAAAAGATATTAGATTCTTCCAAGCAGGAAATCATTTTTCCAGATACATTTACGTTCGCAAGTGTACTAAAGACGAAATTCCAGATCACCTTAATAACTTCAAAAAATATGTTGATGTATATAAAGAATTGTTAGAAACTAATAAACCAACAGATAATAATGTTAAAGAATATACAGAGTTTGATAAGTATATGTTAGATCTTGATCCTGTTAGTGGATATATGGAAAGCAAATTTGATCCGTATTTTGCTAAGAACTATGTCAATGACTTCCTTTTCCAGTATTCCACATTACAATAAATAAGACAATGGCAATGTCTTATGAACAGTAAGTACAAGATCACGCAAAAATATTGTTGGTTTGAAAACGCAACAATTGTCGTGAAAATGTATTTTATTAACAACATTCCATTCACTTTTGATGAGTTACCAGATGGTCATCTATATGATAGATCGATCACAGAAGAAGCAGATAAAAATCCAGGATATGATTATGAAGATGTTTATAAATTGTCAGATTATTTAATTGCGGAACAGTGCCATCCTTGCCTATTTCCAGTTGAGTTAGAGAATCCTGAAGATATGCCAGATGATTTTAAGGAAGATTTGTCCAGCTAAATATATCATAGAAATATTTTGGACGATATTTTCCAATGCCACTGAATAAGCTAGAGAACTTTATTAAGAATACCGAGGGTAGAATCTTATATGTAAATCCAAATGATTTGGATGCAACTGATAGCATTTCAAACTCTGGTAATTCACTGACAAAACCCTTCAAAACAATCCAAAGGGCATTAATAGAATCTGCAAGATTCTCTTATGTTAGAGGTGTAAGTAACGATAAGAATGACCAAACTACAATTCTACTATTTCCAGGTGAGCATATTGTAGATAATAGACCTGGATATGGTATTGTCAATGAAAATGCAACTGCAAAAGCGTTTAGACCTTCTGATGGCGCTCTAACGGATGCATTAACAGAGTTTGATTTAAACCTAGAAAGCAATTTTGATCTAACTCAACCAGACAATCTATTATATAAGTTCAACAGTGTTTATGGTGGAGTTGTTATCCCCAGAGGAACATCTATTGTAGGTCTTGATCTTAGAAAAACCAAAATTCGTCCAAAATATGTACCAAACCCAACAGATCCTGATGTAAAAAGAACTGCAGTCTTCAGAATTACTGGTAATTGCTACTTCTGGCAGTTGACTTTCTTTGATGGAAATGAACAACAAACTGTATATACAGATCCAACAAACTCCAGTGAGGTTGCTAAACCAACATTCTCACACCATAAACTAACAGTATTTGAATATGCTGATGGAGTTAATATTCCAAGAGATTTAAACTCTATATTTGATCTAACAGATCTAGACATGTATTATGCGAAACTTTCCAACGCATATAATACAGGTTCTGTAGATAAAAATATTGACTTTAAGTATCCAGATCAACCTCTTTCTTTTGCTAAGGAAAGACCAGAATATGAAATTGTTAGTGCTTTCGCAACAGATCCACTAAGAATTCTTAATATTTTCTCTGGAGATGGGGCGACTCCATCTTCTATTATCACAGTTGAAACTGCTGTAGAACATAATTTAACCACCGATACTCCAGTTAAGATTGATGGTGTTGGACAACCAGGTTCCTTAAGTTCAATCTTTAATGTCTCTACAAAGGTACAAGCAGTACTTAGTCCCACTAAGTTTACCTATGTAATTCCATCTATCAGTCCACTTTTACCAGCATCTCCAGAGTTTACAGATGCTCTCGTAACTGTTGAAACTGATAGTGTCAAGGGTGGTTCACCTTATGTATTCAACTGCTCCATGAGATCGGTATGGGGCATGAATGGTTTACTTGCAGATGGAATCAAATCAACAGGTTTCCGTTCAATGGTTACCGCACAATTTACTGGTGTTTCTCTACAGAAAGATGACCGTGCGTTTATTAAATATAATGAATCCTCTAGAACATATGATAGTATTGCCATAACTAAAGTAACTGGCGATGAACTGGCAACCCAATCATCATCTACAAATCCAGATACAGTTTATCACTTAGATAGTGGTGCTATTTATCGTCCAGGATGGGATACTAGACATATCTCTGCTACTAATGATGGATTTGTTCAGATTGTTTCCGTCTTCGCAATTGGATTTAATATCCATTTCTTCGCAGGTGCTGGCGGTGATAACTCAATTACCAACTCAAACTCAAACTTTGGTCAGATTTCTTTAGTATCTGATGGATTTAAGTTTGCGGCATTTGATAAGGATGATTCTGCTTTTGTTACGGCGATTATACCACCAAGATCAGTTTCCCACAATACTAGTAGACAAAATATTGATTGGTTCCCACTAGATGTTGGTGTTACAACATCTGTAGGTATCTCCAGTCATTTGTATCTGTTTGGATTCAACAATATCGATGATGTACCACCAATAATTACACAAGGATTTAGAGTCGGTGCTAAAGTTGATGATAAGTTATTTGTAAACTTCTCCAATCAAACTGGATATGGGATCAGTGAAGCATCAATTTTGATGGTTGACAATGCTATAAGTTCCACTGGATTCACAACTGCTTATGGTCTGACTTCCTCCAAAAAGAAATTAACCATCACCGGTGCTCCAACTGGTCTGAATGGACATACATTTACCACTGCATCTAATCACAATTTCTTAACTGGAGAATCAGTTAGAATTCTAAGTGAATCTGGCGACATACCAGAAAACTTGACTGAACATATAGTATACTATGTAATCAAGGTTTCTAATAATCAGTTTAGACTTGCATCATCACCATCTAATGCTGTCAATGATATCTTCATTAGATGTTATCTTGGTACAGATCTTTATGTTGAAAGTAGAATATCCGATAAGGTTGCCGGAGATGTAGGTTCTCCAGTTCAATTTGATTCATCTGTCGGCAGATGGTATATTCACGTAAATGAAAATAATGATATTTACAATTCTTTTAATTCAATTGGTGTATCTGGACTTGGAACTTCTAGATCTAAGACTGCTTTTATCAGGAGATTCGAAGATACTAGAAGCTTAGAAGATAAGATTTATAAAGTTAGAGTTGTTATTCCTAAAGAAACAGTAAATGCAAAGAATCCAGAGGATACATTTGCAATTCAAGAATCTAGTTCCACAAATACTTCTAAACTCCCAGTAAACTCTGACTTTACTATTACAAATATTGATTCATCCAACGTTGATTGGAAGAGAAATCCAAGATTTATTAGCACTTGTTCTGCGTCTGCAAGTGCTATAACAGTTATTAGTGAGCAATCACACGGATTAAAGTCTGGAGATACTGTTATTATTGAAGGTGTAACGAGTAGTGATAATCCTGATGCAGAAGATAATATTGGTTTCAATGGAGTATTTGGTGTAACTAATATAATTGATGATAAGACTTTTACATTACCAAAGACTGATAACTTTGGTGTTTTCCACACACCAACTTCATTTACCAATGACACAAGTCAAAGAACAGTTTTCCTCCCAAGATTAACCAAGAATAATTTACAGAGCAATTTTTACATCTATAGAAAAGAAACCATCACTGAATTCATTAAAGATATTCAAGATGGAATCTATCATCTATATGTTATCAAAGCAGATAAATCCATTGAATCTGAGTACACTTATCTAAAGTATAGTCAGAATGTTGTCAATCTATTCCCAGAACTTGATAGAGATAACCCAGTAGACAATCCACCTTCTGCTAGATCATATGCAAAAAGAGATCCTATTGGCGAAGTTGTAACAAACGATCTATCCAGAAGTGTTACAAAAGAATCCATTGATACTTTCATTCAAGATTTCTCTGTTGGTTTTGGAATTACTAACGTTATTAGAGATAACACTGCTGGAATTGCGACCGTTTACTTTGATAGACAGCATGGTTTAGCAGGCATCGTTTCATGTACAGTTTCTGTTGCAGGTAATGGTTATGAACCAGAATCAGGGACTAAAACATATTATAACGTTAAAGTATTCAATGATTCTGATTTAAATATCTGGAATGGTGCAACTGCCGAAGTCAAAGTTACTGGAGGATCTGTTGTAGGTGTTGATATTCAATCAAGTGGTTCTTACTATACTGGTGGTTTCTATTATCTAGATGATGCTGTTTTAGGTATTAGTACAACAGGTCAACAGGCAACTATTAATGCTCAAGCAAATCAATTACAATCTCCCGTTGGCAGTGTATTCCAGAGCACAGGTATTGGATCAATAACTGATGGTTACTTTGCAGTTGTTGGTGTTGGTACAACTAATGCCATTTCAGTTGCTGTAACTTCCGGAGATCCCACAATTGCAGCAGGTCAATATATGCTGCAAGTTGGTCCAGTAGTAAATATTTCAACATCCACATTTGACAACAATATTGTTACAATTACTTGCTCTTCTGCTCATGGATTAGTTTCTGGAAATCAATTTAGAATAGTTGATAACAGTAATAATAATCTTGGCGATTACTTTGTAAGTGAGCGTGTAGGAGTTAACACATTTACAATAAAGTCAACTGATGCAATACCAGGTGCTGCTGGAGGAAAAGTTTACAAGCACGGATTCTCCGCAAACAATGGTGTTTCTGGTTCAGGTAATGAAAATCTTGCAGTAAGATCTTTCTCACTGTTTGCAAATGAAACAGCAACACTGAATGAATCCTTAGTTGGTGTTAATACTTTCAGAATTGCAACTGCTGGAATCGCAACTGAGAACAGATTTAAGATTGGTGATTATATTCAAATTGATGAAGAGATCATGAGAATTTCTTCACCTTTGGCAAAATCTACTAATGAATTATCTGTTATTCGTGGATACTTTGGCACCTTGAGTAAGGATCACCAACAGGGATCACTTATCAAGAAGATCAAGATTCTTCCAATTGAATTTAGAAGACCATCTATCCAACGTGCATCTGGACATACATTCGAATATCTTGGATTTGGTCCTGGTAACTACTCAACTGGTTTACCACAGGTACAGACGAGAACTCTGACTGAAACTGAAGATCTTCTTGCACAATCACAAGAAAGAGCATGTGGCATTGTTGTATACACTGGTATGAATGCCAATGGTGATTTTTATATTGGTAACAAGAGAGTTTCTCCTTCTACTGGCGAGGAGAAAACATTCGACGCTCCAATTCCAACAATCACTGGCGAAGATCCATCTAGATTAAGTGTAATCTTTGACGAAATAATCGTTAAGGAAAGACTAAAAGTTGAAGGTGGTCAATCCAAACAGATTCTATCTCAGTTTGATGGACCAGTATCATTTAATAATGATGTTAAAGTTGTTGGTTCTAGATTTGATTTGGTTGGTGGTGATCTAACCATTACCTCAGATACTGAATCTACTTCCACAGAAACTGGTGCTTTAGTCGTTGAAGGTGGAGTAGGCATTAGTGGCGCTTTAAATGTTGGTGGAAACATTAATGGATTAGGCAATCTTGTTATTTCCGGAACTGGTAGATTTGGCGATGATGTTGTTATTTCTGGAACTACACAATCAGTCAATAAAGACACAGGTGCTTTAATTGTTGAAGGTGGAGTTGGAATTGAGAAGAACTTAAATGTTGGTGGTTCCCTCGATATTGGCGGCAACTTTACTCTTGGTGGATCATTCACTGGTTCTAGTCTTAACATAACCAATAGTGTTATTGCTGGCGACTTTACAACAGGAAATATTAGAATAGCAGTTACTGATGATAATACCATTGATACAAGTACTGGTGATTTGAAATTGAATGCTGTTGGCAAGTTAAAACTTAATAACAATACTGACATTTCTGGAGCATTAACTGTAACTGGTGATATTACAGCATTCTATACTTCTGATAGTAGATTGAAGAATAATGTTACACCTATTCCAAATGCTCTAGATATGATGGATAGGATTTCTGGAAATACTTTCCTTTGGAATGAAGATTCTGAAAGGAGTGGTGAAGTTGATACTGGTGTTATTGCACAAGAAATTGCATCTCTTGGTCTTCCAGGACTTACAACAATTAGAGATAATGGATACTTTGCAGTTGATTATCAAAAGATTACTCCAATCTTAATTCAATCTATTAAAGAATTGAAATTAGAGGTAGAATCTCTTCGTTTGTTAGTTGACCGCCACATTGAAAAGGTTTCTTTAACTCAAATTGATCGAGTCGAAATGATGATGGAAGAGATTCTCTTAAAAATGACCAAATTTAATAATGACCAATCATAATAAATAATTTAAAAAAGGTATATGTCTAATTTCAAGAAGGCGTTCAGTTTCAGAAATGGCGTCCAAGTTGATACTGATAACTTTGTAGTTACAACTGCTGGTCTGGTTGGAATTGGGACAACTATACCGACAGAATACTTTCATGTTCTTGGAAATGCAAAGTTTGAAGATAATATCAATATTGGATCAGTTGTTGTTAATGGTATTGGTACTTTTGGACAAGTAAAACTTGGTGCTGCAATCACCATGAGTGCAGATAGTGGTATTATTACTGCTACTGCATTTTATGGTGATGGTGCCACACTGTCAAACTTACCAACATCCCAGTGGCAAGATGTTGATCCTGGATTAGGATTTACTTCAATCTATGCTGTTGGAAACGTTGGTGTCGGGACAGATGATCCAACGGGAAATTATGTTTTCCAAGTAGGTTCAGATCCTTCCACAGATGATCTTCTCCCTGGAGTTGGGATAGGATCTGATGGAAATGCACATTTCTCTGGGATTATTACTGCATTTGGTGGAGTAGATCTTGGTGGAAGTTCTAATATTGAAAGTTTAGTAGTAGATGCTGATGGTAGTCAAGGAATAAATGATGCATTTATCATAGGAAACAACAAGGTCAGAGTTCGTTCTGACGTTGGTAACCTATATTCTCAAGGTTCGATCACTTTAGGAGTTGGATATCCATCCACATCTAGTGGTGTCGTTCTAAATCCAAATGGAACTTCACAGTTTAATGGATCAGTAACAATTGATTCTGATGCAACAGTTACGGGATTAACAACTACTGGATCATTCTATTCTGCTGGTATCTCAACTTTTGCTGATAGTGTAGAAATAGTAGGAAATGCTGGTATTGGATCTCTTCGTGTTTCTGGTGTAACAACTTTTGGTCCCGGACTTGCTGGAGATGAGGGTGATATTGATTTCCAACATAATGGAGTAACTCGTGCCTATTGGGATAGTTCTGCTGGAGAGTTGAATTTTAAAGATGGTGATGGTATTACATTAGGAACTAACGAAGATTTCAGAATATCTTTCGACGGTGCCAATACATACCTAACAAATAGAAACACTAATGGTGCTTCAGACTTATACATCCAATCTGATGAAATTCTTCTCAGAAGATATAATGGTACGCAAACAATGGCTCAGTTTACTGAGAGTGGGCCTGTTAAGTTAAATTATAATGGATCCACTAAGATTCAAACTACAGCAGATGGAGTTCTTATTGGTGGTATTGTTGATGCTGGATCATTATATGTAACATCTAATATTGGTGTTGGTACAGATAATCCACAGAGCACTTTACAAGTTGAAGCAGATACAGATGCTAGATTGGATGTCATAACAACTAATCCAGAATTCCCTGCAATTGTTTCTATTGGAACAGCAATTCTTGGAAATGAAAGAGGGGAACTAAAATATGAAGAAGGTGTTCTTAATATCAGTAACTATGATACTCGTGGAATTCGTATTAACATGAATGAGGGTACCAATGGTACTCAACAAGAGAATTTTGCTGTTGTTCTTGATGGGCAAGAGATCTTATCTGTTAGTGGTGAGAGAAAAGTTGGTATCAATAAGGCACTTCCAGAAAAAGAATTAGATATTGTAGGTGAACTGCTTGTAACTGGAAATACTAATATTGTTGGAGTTGTTACTGTTGGTGTAGGAGCAAATCTATTTACTTTTGGTGATGGTAGTTCTCTCCCAATTCCAGAAACTCAGAACTTTAACACAGTTAGTGGAATCAGCACATTTAATAATTTAAATGTTGTTGAAAGTATTAGTATTGGAAAGACAGCTACTGTTGCTAGTGATATATTCATCTTTAGTAATGAACCTGGAGCAGATCCAAACTATCTTGGCATAAGAACTGATAGTACTACAGTTGCTGGAGTTGATTATGCACTAGCTTCTTTCGGAGAATCTATTTTCTATGGAGGTAGTTCTCACACAGATCATGTTCGGTTGACACAAGATGGTGCTCCAATAACAGATCCAAGACCTGATGCACCAGATCCATATAGTTTGATTGTACCACACTTAGACTTTGGATCTTTCCAAATAGAATCATCGGCATCAACATTTGTAAGTACGCAGTTCATGATTCTGCCATACAGAGTTGATGCAGCTCCTGGATATGGACATACTCAATGGGGTGTTAAGTTCCTTGATGGTGATACTGGATACTTATCAGTTGTAGGTATCAATACTGCTTTCCCAAGATCTATTCTTGATGTTGGTGTTGCAACGCCAACAATGAATAGTTACTTTATTCCACCCTCGATGCCACAGGCAACGATTGATATTGTAACTGAACTATGGGATCCAAATGGAACTGAAACTGGCAATGCTGGTCATGTTGAAGCAAAGAAAAAGACTCCGAATGGAATTGTTCCTGGTGCAATCCTTTATAACGAAACTTCAAATGAACTTGAAGTTGGTATTGGTCCAAAACAATTCGCTCCTCTAGGTGTACCTATTGGTGGAATTATCATGTGGTCTGGAACTATTGCAAATGTTCCTGCTGGTTATAAACTCTGTGATGGAACTAGCGGAACTCCAGATCTTAGAGATAAGTTTATCATAGGTGCAGGTAATAACTATGCTGTCGCTGATACAGTTGGGGTTACAACTTCTGCTGGAACCGATGCGTATGCATTAGCATATATTATGCGTACCAACGCTTGACAAACCCCCTAAACCTTGCTAGAGTGCCTTTGTTAAGGTTAAAGAGACATCTCTAGCTTCATTATGAAGATCTATTTGCAAACCTGCCGAGAGTGGAAAGAACTCTATGACCTCGGCAGGAGACGCTTTGGTTGTTTTGTGGGTTACACCTCACAAGATGATGTTGAATTGAGGTTTGCCAATAGAGATTACTCTCACTTTATCTCTAAACCTCATGTTTATAAAGTATTTGATGTTCATCCCGAACTAACAGATCACTTTATCCATAGTGAACTGGAGCATGTTGGGTTTCAAAAGTATAATAAAGTAAGTGAAGAAGGTCGATCTCCTGACTTTCTAGTATCTGATTATGATGAATGTGAAGCACTAGAGACTATTGCTGGTGTTGTTCATCGTATGAGTGAGTTCTTCTATCAGTGTGAGAAAGATGGGACTCTCATTACTGCTAAGCAACGTAAAGAAGCACGCAATAAGTGTCAAGATTATCACCGCCAAGTTCGCCCTGCATTGTTGAAAGCATGGGCACCTAACTTTGAGAATATCGATAAAGATGCTAGAATTCTTGTAACAGGTGATGCTCACGGTGGATTTACTCGTTTTCTTATTGATAATGGGTATGTAAATATCATTGTAGATGAAGAAATTCTTTCTCTTCCACCCGTATATAAAGAAAAGATTACTGTAGATATGAATCCCACTGGAAAGTTTGATGCCATCCTTACTAATCCTCCCTACAATGTTGGTAACAACCCCAACTATTACCTTCAGCATGTGAAAAAGCAGAAGGAATTGTTGAAGGATGGTGGACACTATCTCGTAATCATTCCTAATCGTTTCCTTGCTCCATTCTCTTTGGCAGCAAAGACTCTTCGTGGATGGTTGCGTTTCCATAAAGTATATCCAAGTTTGAATCACTTCTTCCCTGGTGTTGCTACTTCTATTGGTGGATTCTATGCTACTAAAGAAGAGATGGAAGAGTTCAATGAGTGTGACTTTGAATATCTAAAAGAGGGTGTTACTATTCGCCAATCTCTAGAAACTGCCACTGCTATTGTTGATCCTTCTCTGATTCGTACTCAGATTATTAATAAGGTTCTTCGCTCTAAGTTTGATCGCCTGGTTGAAGGTGAGAGTGAGAACTTCTTGTATATTGATAGTGTATGGGAACGATATCGTGAATCGACTCCAAAGGGTGGGGAGAAAACTATTATCTCTCGTGTGAATGAAACTAACATTCATGGCACCAAATGGGTGATGGATAGTGTGAAGCAGGCAGAGGATAATGCATGGTTCCTTTCTCGCTCTCGCCTGGGACGATTCGTTGCCTATTGTTTTGCAAATGCTGCACAAGTTAATCTTGGTATGATTCGCCAGATGCCCAAACTTGAAAGCATTGAACAAACTAATGAGTTCGTGTATAATCTCTTTGATATTACTGAAGAAGAGATTGCACACATCGAAACTTATATGCGATGAGTAAGAACAAACACAACGCTAATCTTGGATCTGAAATTGAAAGATCTAATGATAGAATCAATGAAACGGGAGAGGTGTTTACTCCCGTTGAGTTGGTTGAGTATGTTCTTCAAAACTTCCCGCAAGAGATGCTATCTAATCCAGAATCTACCTTTCTGGATAACTCTGCTGGGTGTGGTAATCTACTACTAGCACTCAAAGGTGTTCTTCTTAAATATCATTCTGAAGAACACATTCTCAACAATATGTTATATGCTGTTGAGTTTATGAAAGATAATCATAAAGAGTTATGTCAGAAGTTGGGTGTTCCCTCAGATCATCCTCATTATGTTTGTGCTGATGCGTTAGAATATCACTATCAATTCAATGGAACACCAACACAGATGACGTTGGACCAGTTTTTCTAGTGGCACAGGGGGTTCCTTCGGGGATCCCTTTCTGCTATAATAGTCCCATACGCGATGAGATCTTTGATGCAACTCCGACCCCACCAGCAGGATGCTCTGACCGCCATGCTGGCACACGACAAGGGGCAGGTCATCATTCCTACGGGTGGTGGCAAAACCATGTGTATGATCAAGGATTCTCTTGAGTATCTGGATGCCTGCGATCGTGGCATCGTGGTTGTGGTTGCTCCCCGTATTCTGCTTGCTGAGCAACTCTCTGCGGAGTTCCTTGAGTTTCACACTGATGTTGCTGTGATGCACGTTCACAGTGGTGAGACTCATCATTTCAGCAGCACTCGCCCTGCTATCATTCGTAACTGGAGTCAGCAAGCATACCGCAAGCAACTGATCTTCACCACCTATCATTCTCTGCCACGTCTGATGGAGGCAGACATCAACGTTGATTGTATTTACTTTGATGAAGCGCACAATTCGGTCCAACGTAACTTTTTCCCTGCTACGGAGCACTTCGCTACTACTACTGGGCGCTGCTATTTCTTCACTGCTACTCCTAAGCATTCTCTCACTGTTTCCAAACCTGGGATGAATGATCCTGAGGTTTATGGGCAGGTAATCTGCAATGTTCCTGCGCCTAAGTTGGTTCAGGAAGGTTACATCCTGCCGCCTAAGGTTGTTGTGAAGCAACTGGATATGGTTCAGGACAAGCAGATGATTGCCGATCGTGACTCCCAGAACCTGTTGGACACCATCGATGACAATGATCTGGGTAAGATCATGATTGCTGCTCGTTCCACCAAGCAGATCATCAAACTGCTGGGTGAATCTGACTTCCGCGAGCAACTTGCCGAGCGTGGTTACTCCTGCATGTATATCACCAGCAAGACTGGTGCCATCATCGATGGGCAGAAGGTAGATCGTGAGTATTTCTTTGATACTCTCAACGCCTGGGGCAAAGATCCCTCTAAGAAGTTCGTGGTGCTCCATCACAGCATCCTGAGCGAGGGTATCAACGTGAGCGGGTTGGAAGCGGTTCTCTTCATGCGGAACATGGATTACATCGGAATCTCCCAGAGCATCGGGCGTGTGATCCGTCTGGGAGGCGCTGCAAAGACCTTTGGACTGGTGTGTGTGCCTGTTTACGATAAGGTGGGCATCAGCACCGCACGGAGCGTTCAGGCGGTGGTAGACACCGTTTTCAATCAGGGTCTCCCTGCTGTTTCAATTGTTAGGAAATAATTAGGTTTCCTCCCTTTTCCAATTTTTTGTTCTATAATACACACAGAAAGGAACCACACCATGAAGTGCAAAGTTCAACTCTACGTTGCTGGTAAAGTTTTCGATGAGGTTGTTCACGCTCGTGACTATCAAGAAGCAAAGCAAGTTGCTCTTGCTCGCAATCCTAATGCTAAGGTAATTGGTGTTACTGCCGTATTCTAATGCCAGAGAAGTTTCTAAAACCATTTATTGATCGACCAGGTATTTTAGATCCAATTCCTGGTGATCCTCAAGGTTATGTAACTAATGATGGTATGTGGGCAGCAATTCCAATTATTGCCAGTAAAGAATTTGTCATCATACATAATGGTAGTCAGGTAAAAGTTTGCAAAGACTATAAATCTTCAGTTAATTTTATCCTTTCGCAAACTAAACCTTCAAAGAGGAGAACTAATGGACGAAAAAAAGGAAAAGCGTCGTGATGCTCTTGGTTTGTTCTATGAAAGTGTTCTGAAACCAGATTCCGATCTCAGGCAGTGTGCTCACAATCAACAATGCTTCCATGAACTAATGGAATGGAGATCAGAAGTTCTTGAATACCTTGATACTCGTAGGAATCAGGAGTTTAACCAGTGAACTCCTATTATATAATACTCTCACTGTTTGCAGTGGCAGCGTACTTTATCGTAACTGATGATAGCGTTGCTGCTGCATTTTTTTATGTCACAAGGTTAGCAAAAGCATATATTCAACGCCAGTGGTGGTGGTTTTTGCACAATCCACGCAATCCTGTGGTAAAATATCTCATATATCGTCGTTCTATGAGACTCGCAAAAGAAATGATGGAAAAAATTCAAAATGAAAAGAATTAGAATATGGTTATGGGGTATTGTTTCTGAGTTGGAATATCAACTTTATCCTTGGAAATCTGATATTCCAGATGATGAAGAAGAATACACTCCACCGCCAGATTATGAACGCAATTTTAGGGATGATTGGATGAAATCTCAAGATGAAAGAATCAGTCGTCTTCAAGAAGAAATGATTTGGGTTCAAAAGGAGATACATAAATTGCATGTCGAGTATAGGACACACGACTAATGTATGAAGATTTGGATTGCTTTGAAAAAGCATTAGCACATTTTGGAACCAGGACAGATATTATTATTGCCCTCGAACTGGGTGATAAGATTGACTCTGAAACTGCCTATAAAAGAATCAAAGAAGAGTTGAAAGAGTTAAAAAAGATTCGTAAGAAGCATAGGGAGAAAAACTGTAATGACTGCTGATAATGATAGTATGAAAATCTCACAAAATGAAGACGGTTCCTTCACGATGGACTGGGATCCACAAGACTCAAAATGGGCTTGGTTAAATGGGTTGACACAGAAGGAGATTCAGGTTATAGTAGGGCAAGCAATACAGGACTACCTCGATGACCTCAAATCCCCTGAGTTCTGACTTTTCCTACAAGAAGTATTCTCTTGAACAACTTGACAACTGGGTGAATGATGCTCTGAACTGTGAGGATCTTACACCACAAGACATCTACGATACTGTTGTTAAGTGTGTGGATGAGAGTGTAGAGTACCACAAAAAGTACTTGACTAAGAGTATCGATCTCCTTTCACTTTTGAAGGGTCATCGTTTAGTTGACTTTAATGAATCTTATGATGGTTGGGATTATACTGCCACTGGCGAAAAATTTTCACAATACACTGAGGAAGAAATGGATGCCATGTGCGAACGTGCGGCAACTGAAAATGATAAAGAGAAGTGCCGTGAGTATAACCTGCGTGAGGCAGAGTACTACGATAAGAGAGCAAAACTTGATGCTAGTTATGCACAAATGATTGCCGATGGTTATCAAATGACTGATGATGGTTTTTGGATTAAAGAAACGAAAGATGACCTGAATCACTCCAAGTATTACTATAATTTTGATCGGAACAAATAATGTACACGATTAAACTTCTTGCACCGTTTGTTGCGTCTCTTTGTATGAACAATGTTGTTGAAAAACAAGGAGAACTATGCAATGTTAGACAAACTTCACCACCTGTGATAAAATATTATGAACCTGGGAAGTCTTGCTACGTAAATGGAACTTTCTACCAAAAATGTGAGGATCGATTGAATGGCCCTATCTGAGTCAGTTGAAAGCAGTTTGAGAGAAGCAGAAGCATCATTGCGTAATGCTTTGGCATATGCTGCTCGTCAAGAAAAACCATTTATAGCAAAGAACATTGCTGATATGGTAATGCAGATTGACAATTTGATTAGTGCTGATGCCTTGATTGATAAGATCGAAAATCGTAAAGATGGAGACTCTGGTCTCTTTGGATCGTTCTTTGGCGATTAAGTTCTATAACCTAATCCCAAAGAAAACATTAAATTTCTAGATAGTTCTAGATTCTTTTGTTAGAATTTGAACACATCGCAAGACCATCATGACTCTTCCATCGCAAGGTAAAAAACTGACCCAAAATGAAGTAGAAAGCATTACTATTGCAATTAAACATGCAGATATCCGTGCTATTCATCCAGACAGAATGGAAGCATTTGCTGACTATCTTGTGTCTAAAATGAAAGAGCAAAATAAATAAGTATTAGCACGTTACAAAACTATGGAAAACATCGATCAACATATACAAAAAGATAAAGAAATCTTAGATGATTCTACAATTTCTCCCCAAATGCGTCGCCACACACAAGCAGAACTAGAAGCATTGGAAACTTATAAAGAAAATCATCCAGAAGATCAACATGATCCAACTCCTCTTGAGTTGTATTGTGATACTCATCCTGATGCATCTGAGTGTAGAGTTTATGACGACTGAACCAGTTTGAGAACTGGCACAGAAGGCGCTGAAACGCCTTCATATGCCCCTATAATAGGTTCATAAGCAAGCAACCGATGCCTACCACCTTCGCTGATTACGTTGCCCAGCAAGATGCCCGCAACACTATCGAACTAAATGTTCGCAAGTGGTCCATGATGCTCTGTGATGCTCTGCTGGACAACTTCAAGTCCCGCAACAACAACAGCAGCGATTACAAGTTCTACATTGAGAGCGGTCGTAAGTATCATAAACTGATCATGGATGCTAACGGTTCCCGTTCGGTTCATGCCTTCATTGATCGTAAATCTGGTGAAGTGTATAAGTCTTCTTCCTGGAAATCTCCTGCCAAAGGTGTTCGCTACGATCTGCGATTGATTGAGCAGCGTGAGTGGTTGCTGGAAAATGCTGATTGGGCAGGTGGTTATTTGTATCAGCGATGATATATGCTATAATCATTAGTGCTAGTATTGTGTGGGCAGCACTAGCACTCTTTTCACCCTGGTTTAATCATCTTGATGGCACTGAAAAAGAAACAAGAACAAATAAAGATAACCAACTCTAGAAAAAAAGAAATGTTTCCTTATGCAGAAACATTTCCCTACTTCTTGCAGGATGATAGTGAAAAGAAAAAGTGTTGGTTTATGTGCAGAGAACATGCAGAAAAATACATTTTGAGGTATAATACAAAGTATAAACTTTATCACTACACTGGTAAAATAAAATGAACTTTAGGCAAGATCAATGGAAACTCATCTACAATGCTGTTCGGCGGTATCAGATTGAAAAGTGTATTACGGATAGTCCAGAATACTGGGAGTGTGGCACCATTCTTGATGAACTCTTTGATGGGGTTTATACACAGAACAAAGAACAATCTACCTAAATGAATCCGAGTAAAGAACAACTAATCGACGCACTCTACAATGAGTATGTTTTTCTTTGTCATGATGATTTCGATCCAGATGAGGATGCAACTCCTGAAGAATACCTTGAAATGTTGAAAGAAATGACCTATAATGAGTTGGTTGAGGAAACTGGCACCGATGAGATATTCAGTATGGATGAGTTTATGGAGGCATGGAGTTGACCTCAACACATAAACTGATCTTTGTTGGTTCTTTTGTTTGGTTTTTGCATTGGGGTTCATGTCTTACATCTGCCATTCTGGATACGGTTATTCTAAAATCATCTGTGAAGATGTTACCTCTTGGTTTCTGAATAAGTTCTTTCCACGTCATAAGATTACTGTAGATATTGTTCATCGTGGTTTGAAACGTGATGCAGTTTATGGATACTGCGATATTTTGGGTGAAAGTTATCATCCTCGACACTTTATTATAGAACTTCAGACCTACATGGATGAGGAGTTGTATATAAAAACCCTTTTGCATGAACTGACCCATCTGGCACAGTGGATACGTGGTTCCCTGCGGTCCCGTTACGGAAAATTGTGTTATTGTAAAACACCAGTAGAGAATTGGGAGTATTGGTATCAACCACATGAGATTGAGGCACGGGAAGAAGAAGAAAGGTTATATCTGATGTACTTAAATGATACTTTTGGTGTGCCAGCACAGGAAGTGGCACAGTTCTTCCCGAACCGCCTGAGGGAGGCAGTATAATTACAAGGTAATCGAGAGCACACATGCAACTCCAAACCTCCGCGACTCAGATTGATTTCTTCCCCGAGGTCAGCGGCAAGCGTTTCACCAAGCGTGTAATCTGGCATCCCACTGAAGAACTCTCTCAGCAGATGACTTCTTTCAGCACTGTTGTCAAGTCTGATATGGTTTACGATGTGAATCAGTATATTGCTAATGGTGCCACGGTAACTGACTTCAACCTGGAAGCATATACTGGTTCTGATTATTCTCCGATGATGTGCTAATATAATATAATCAGTATGAATGGATACTATGACTGAAACACAAGTAAATCTAAATGTTCATGAACTAGGTGTGATTCTATCTGCACTTCAGTTGTTGGAGAATCGTGATGAGAATCAGATTGCTCGTGAATACGGAAGTGCAACGGTACTGTATAACAAACTCAGTGCCGTTATGGAGCAGATGGACACTTCAGAAACTGGACTCCGCAACGACGTGGTGCCCTCTTTCTGATCTATAATAAGAGCATCGACAGGGAGATCCCCATGAACGACACCGACCTCTGCGAACTTCGCCAGACCATCCTGGAAGAGGTTGAGGACATGGACATTGAGATGCTCAAGCGAATTGCCTATGAGTGCCGTTGTGAAGAGAACGGTATCTATCCTGATCAAACCTACATTCGCTGGTGATGATTACTCAAGAAAACAGAGAGTTTGTTGACTTTCTTTTCGGCAAACTCCTCAAGCACGTAGACACTGATATGATTGATCTACAGGACGATGATTCCTGTGACGATCATCTACAGTTCCAACAACTTTCTTTGTTCCGATGAAACTCTCCCATTCTTCTGTTACTAAGATTGCGGATGCTATTAAACCATCAATCATTGAGTATTTGATTGCTGATGATCGATTTACCCAGGCACTACAGGACAGTGTTGCTGACGGTATTCGTGAAGTAATGGGTGATATGGACGATGATCTCTTCTTTGAGATTGGTATGTTGGTATTCGATCGCATTGAATTAAAATGAACGATGAGGACATCAAACAGTTTATGAATGCATTTGAGGACTTTATGGAACACGCAAACACTGAGATCGATGCTCACCAGAAGTGGGAAGAGGCACGGAAGTATACTGAGGGTTTTTATGAAGAGAAAGCAGCAGAACTTGAAGTGACGGTTGATTATTATATGGCAGAGTTTGTATGACTCCTTATCAACAGGCACAGGCACTGATTGCCCTTGCCGAACAAACCTATCTTGAGAACTATTATGGACACAATCTCCACATTTTCAACCGAAACGAAACTGCACCTGGCACTGATGCAGACGAACAACATAAGCAATCTACTTGCGAATAATGACTATGAACTGTTCTTTTCGCAGCACTTATTACCAATAAAGATTGAGATTGAACGTCAATTGACAAATTTATCACAATCGACTACAATTAAAGAGTAATTAACATTTAATGATGACCAAATTTCTTTTCATTGTTGATCACTTCGTTCCATTTCCCCAATCCGAATATGGTGGAATCTGGAATGTAATTGCAGAAGGTGATGAAGAATGTTTCGATCTCATTGCTGAAGCAGATGAAGGATTGAACGAACAATATTACAACAAACTGCGCGAAAACGTTGGTAAAGCAGTTGTTTGTGAATTGGCAGGTAATGACCTTGATTCCCAAATTGTTGCAGAGTTTTTGACTTGATGGACTTCGAGTTTCCACATACTGCACCTAAAGGTTATTCTTATGAGATTGAACCATTCAAGCGTAATCTTCTTGCTATCTGGATCTGTAATCATGGCAAGTTTTCTTATACCGACAAAACTCCCAAATCTATCTGGGGTTTCTATGATAGAAAAACAAAATGCTATTATGCGCCTATCAATGCCACCAAGCAAGGAGATAAGGTAGATATTAATTCTACTACTCCATATTCAGCAATGCAATTAAATTTGAATCCTTTGATGCAATGTCTTATGTCCCTCTAGTAGATGATTATGTAGTTTGGAATAAAAATCTCCACCCTGTTGAGGGATGGGTTTATTTTGCTTCTGAGCATTATATTACAATTGAAATTGGTGTTAAGTGTAAAGATGATGAGAACATCATGTGCTGCCCAATCCACAAAAAAACACACTGCCTAGTATTATGTTTCCCTGAATATTGGGATAAATTAGAATACATTAAAAACCGCAGATGTGATGATATATAAAACATCTGAGGTTGACTAAATGATACCCTATAGAAAATCACTATTTCCAGTTTCTATATTTCATACAAATATTAGAGAGAATAATTCTCTAAAAGAGAGATATCTTCCTCGAATCTTAGATAACTACGGCAAGAGAAGTATTGATATTCCTTCTGGTTGGGATACTGGAAATGTCTATACTTCTTTTGATAATGATGGCATCAATCAAAGTATATTTGATGAGGTAATAGTTGGAACCTATTTCAAGTATATTAAAAAGTTCTTTGATAAAGAAGTTGAATTTGATATTGTAGATCTTTGGTTTAATTGTTATGAGAATGGTGAGTATCAAGAGCAGCATAATCATTTAAATTATGACATCTTCAATTCTACAGTTGCACACTTTGCCTGCATACATTATTTGAGATTTGATCCAAAAGTTCATCAATCTGCCATATTTGTTGATCCAATAAATGAATTGAGATTCAACACTCTTGAGATGACTTCTAACCACTATGTTAGTAAATATGTTCCTCAAGTTAATGAAGGTGATATAATTATGTTCCCTAACTATTTGGAACACTTTGTTAAACAAACTCCACCAACAGAGGGAAATCCAAGAGTAACTATTTCGTTTAATATATCGGTAAAGAAATATGGAGACATGGAAAGAGATTGAAATTAGTTTTGCGGACAAGTTTCTCTCAGAAAAAGAGCATGAAATAGTTGCTAATTATTGCACCAGTTGCAAATATAGTTTTGGTGAAGTTGATGATTATATTGTATCACTTCCGCCAACTGGAATGGTACATGAAATACCTGAAACTGAATTCATATACAAACTATTTCGAAAGAGAATTCATGAGAAGTTAGAGTTTACTCGTGAATTAAAATTGTATCGCATGTATGTGAATATGTTTGCACCAGGTGAGCAACCATATTTCCATCAAGATGGCGAGGGTTTGACATTTCTGTATTATCCAAACTTTGAGTGGGACATTCAAATGGGAGGAGAGACACAGTTCATGGTTGATAATAACATCAACGGTATTATTCCCACACCAAATCGTCTTGTATTTTTTAATGGAATGGTATGGCATCGTGCCACATCATTTAGGGATCGACATCGATTTACTGTGGCAATTAAGTATGAACCATCTAAATAAAAAGAAAGGATTACGTCTAGATTCATGGCGGTTAATATACCAACACAGACAACATACTTCGATAATGCTAATGACATTAGTTGGTCAGCATTGAGATCAACATTTAATTCAAAGACGACAGGTGAAATCAAGTTCTCAACATATTTGAGAAACACTGATAAGAACGCAACGGATCCTATCATTCCTGATGCGACAGAGAACAGTGATATTGGATCATCAAATAATCTTAAAGTATCTGCATTTCGTGGAACAATCAAGGAGTATGTAATTCAGCAAAGTGGAACTAATAGTGATTTAAACCTTGCGGCAACACAATACTGGAATCAGAATCTGAATAAGAATGTACCAAAGAGAATTGTATTCGGTGGCACTGCATATGCATCATCAAAGAATAACTATGCCGTAAAGTTAGATTCTGAGATGTATAATGTTGACTTTGATCATAGTGGAGAAATCTATGCTCAAGGTGGCAATGTTGGTTCACCAAATGGTGGCAGTGCCTTGTATTTGTACAATCGAAGTTCATTGAGAGGAACATCATCTTATGTTGATCTGAGGGTTAATAGCACTGGTAAAATTTGGTCTGGTGGTGGTGCTGGCAGTTCGGGAAATAGTGGAACAGCAGGACCTGCCGCATATTGCTATTTCAGTGGTAATTTTAATACTGGTAATCCGTATACTGGTGGTGTGAATCTTGGTGATGCACAGCCAGGAAGGTCGTGTAGAAATGCACGTTCTGGTGCTACGTGGTCATCAGCGAATCAAAATGGTGTAAGATCAAGATGTCGCGGTGGTGGTGCAAGAAGAGGTAATGGTGAATATCCTGGAGGACCATATCAGTGTTCTTCATATTGGACAATTAGATGCTCCTATTCCTATAGCAATAGTGTTCAGGGTTATGCTGGAAGCGGTGGTGCTGGTGGACCTGGACGTGGTTATTCAACATTTAATAGTTCTATTTCTGGTAGTGCTGGTAATGCTGGAAGTCCAGCATATTGTCCAGCAGGAAGTGGTGGAAGTTCCTCAGGTAATTCTGGAAACAGGGGCAACAGTGGAGGAGAATGGGGACAGGCATCTTCAGGCAGCGCGGGTTATTCAATCTATGGAAATAGATATACTGTGACTGGAGAAACAACCACACGAATCAAAGGACCAAAGGGTTACAATTAAAGGAGATTGTGTTATAATGAAGTATGATGATCTTTCTGATTTTGTATTTGAGTTTTTAAATGAGTTCTTCATTCATGAAGCAGATGGAATTAGTTACGTTGTAAGTGATGAAGTCTATGAAGAACGACTGGATATATGTCGGGCATGTTGTCACTATGATGAACCAGAGAATGGATGTAAGAAGTGTGGATGTTATCTAATGCACAAGGCAAAAGATCCATTTGCATCATGTCCAATTAAAGAATGGGACGTTGATCGTAGACAGTGGAATGAGGTTAATTATGAGCACATTTTGAATCAAATGAGGGAGCGTACTGGTAAGTATGAATGAAGATAGGATAGGTTTGTATTCTGATTTTATCGG